ATATTATGCATTTCTGCATTATAATCCTTGGGTTCAACCAATGTTTCTGGTGAAATATTGTATTGTTGAATTAAACTTGGATACAAAGAATTTAAATCAAGACTTACAACCCAATCATGCTTACCAATCTGAGGCTCTTTGACATAAGCACCTTCAAAAGCACTATATTTGTCCTGCACTTTACGCGGTGGAACTACAATCGTTTTTTCGAGCAAATATGAATAAATTAAAGAATCCCACATTCTTGTCTGAGCAAATACATCTTCATAATTTGTTTTTGTGTCATATGCAAGAGTAAAAGTCAATTCAAGCAGTTTCAACTTATCTTCTAATTTCAAAATAAGTTCCACATCTTTAATATTATACTCAATAAATTTTTGATAGTTGAGCTTATACAGTTGATGCAAACTATCATATTCATCATACGATAGTTTACTTTCACCAAGTTCAATGTTTGCAACACTATTCAATTTATAAGATTCTTGTGATTTGCCGCCTGGAGCATACCACTTGTATAATTCAATGTAATCGAGAGCCGATATACCACCGATGTTATACAGAATCATTTCACGACCATTGATGACTATTTTTCTTTCCCACAAATAATTCCATGGCGATAATTTCTTTGCTTCATCTCCACCTAGAATGGTGCGAATGCGATTGACAAGATAGGGTATATCAAAGAAATCAATATTCCAGCCCGTTACTACGTCAGGACAATTGTTGTGCCAATCGTCAATAAATTTTTTGCAAAGATTGTGTTCATTATCACATTTAATATAAGTTTCTTCACCCTTGATTTCATAATCACCACAACCATAAACGACCATTCCACCATTTAATGTTTTCCATGCAATAGCGATAATGGGTTCAGTAGTTTTGTATGGATCAGGAAATCCATTTTCAGAACCCACCTCAATATCAATAACTGCCACATTGATATGTTGCATATCCCAGTCAATTTGCCCAACAAATTCATCTGCAATAAACGCATATTCAAATCTATCATTGCCATAGATTTTGAAATTTTCAACGCCCTCATATTTGCGAATGAAATCTCTTGCGTCACGAATATCACTAAACTTGATTGGCTCAAGATTCTCACCAAATAAAGTTTTCCACGCAGATGCTTTTTGAGTTGGTAAAAACAGGGTGGGTGAATATTGAACCTTGTGTTTGGTTCTACGACCATTATTCACACCACGAAAAAGAATGTTATTGCCTTGGACGGCAACATTTGTGTAATATTTCATTTAGAATTGCCGAAGAAAACCAGGTAATGCGTAGAAGATATGAATCGCCCGATAAAATTAAAGTTTAGGAAAAGAACTTGCAATTTGAATACCTGAACCAAAAACACTATTGTATTGGTTCTCCAATTCTCTAATGGGCGTGGTGATGCATAGAACATCGGACATATTTAATGTAACACCGCTTTCAAATTCATTAGAATAATCTAAAAACGGTACAAAACCCATTACAGGGCCTTCTTTTGAGGGTTGCATTACAACTTGAACTGGTTTTTTAATTACCACTTCATTTTGGTTTACAAATTTTATCTCCGCAAGAATCGTGTGATTTGTTTTTAATGTTACCAATTTTGTTGTCATAATATTTTATTCCTATTATACATTAATCATAGTGTCCGCAGGGATAACACCAATTGTAACCCATCGCTTTGGAAATAACATTTCACGACCTTGAAAATCTTTCATGTCGTATGTTGGATCTTCCATCCAACCAATTACTTCAACCATGTCATCATACTCCCTCAAAGCAAGGTCATATTTTTCAGCTTTTGGCATCTTATTTTCAATGGCAAGTTTTTTAGCAATTTCACGAAGAGTCATTTTACTTCCTTAAAGTCATAAAAGAAATCGTTACTGTTTCTCGCAGAATATTTCATATTTTTTTCAACTGAATATATCTTTGTTGCTATCTTAAAATCTGGTGTTTTGGCTTCTGATACTGTCAAAGACGCATCAAAGAATAATGTTTTGTTGTTGGGTTGTGCAGCAAATTGTCCATTGTCCAACTTGATAAAATTGTAGCTCTTATGCTCATCTGCTGTTTCAGAAAATCCTGTATTCAAATAACCTGGATCGTTTTGACAAAAATCAACAGTAAACATATAATCGCCAAAATGCCATTTTCTTTCTTTGTCTAAAAATTTACACTTTAACAACTTGAGATTGTCTTTTTCAATCACCGTAAAATTATAACTCAAACAGTCCCAAATTTGCAAGTAATCCAAAGGCAAAAGCGGCGCATCCAAGTTTGTTTGCCGCGACACAAAAGCATGTAAAGGTAGTTTATCATATAAAGCACCATAGTTTGGCAATAACGCTTCAATTCTAAATGCCTGGCCTTTGATGCATTTCATTGTCATCCAAAAACACGGCTCTAATTCACCATGACCTTTTTCAAAATCATATAGAAATTCTTTTTTTACGAAACACGAAATAGGAGGTAAGTTATGAACCAAAAATGCCATTGCAATTAAACCTTTTTTGTTAATTCAGACTGATAGGCTCGATGCCTCAACTCTGAAGAACTAAACCTATGTGTACGAGAATTATAGTATATTTTAATGCCTCTTGTTTCACAAATTTCACGGCCAGTCAAAGCCTTGTCTTTATATTCTTCACCACAAATGCGAATTGAAATGGGTAAAAACATTAATAAATCTTCTAGATCTTTTTCAGTATCATAAACAACAATTTCATCTACAAATTTGACAGCAGAAAGTTGAACGTATCTTTCTACAATTGATTGAACTGGTTTGTTTTTGATATCGGGTCTGTCAATTGCTGGATTGGTTTGTAATCCTACAATCAAATATTCACAAACAGACTTGCATTCAGCAAGCATTAAAATGTGCCCAGCATGAAGTAGGTCAAAAGTAGAGCATGTAAAACCGACTGGACGGCCAATCATATTGTCAGGTAGAACTAACATCATTATCATCCTCATCTAATTTTTTAATATAAATTTTTCCATCTTTCTCGGATATATCTAATGCGTCACCGATATTCCATCCAAGTTTTTCACATAATTGTGGTGGCAATTCAACAACAGCATCACCATTAGCGAGTATCTCAATCACCCGTGTAGTGTATGTGTATGGATGTTCTAGCATTTCTTTACTTCCAAATTACATTTTTTTAAAAAATTAATACCATCTTCATCACGATAACTGTTTCTGTAAAAGACACCAGAGATACCCGATTGATAAATCAGTTTTGCACAATCAAGGCATGGCGCATGTGTCACAAATAAAACGGCACCTTCACTAGAATTTGTGCTTCGTGCTATTTTTGCAAGTGCATTTGTTTCTGCATGTAGGGCCTCAGGCTTTGTCTTTAATTCTTTCAGAATCGGATAATAATCTGTTTCATCGTAAATCTCATCCTCGCAATTGTTGTCCCAACCAGATGGCATTCCATTATAACCAATACCTATAATGGTGTTATTTTTTACAACAACACATCCCACTTGTAATCTTTTTGCAGATGACAGTTGAGAATAAACCTCAGCTGCGGCCATGTGAGCATCAACGAACTTTTGTTTCATTCTTCAGAAGGTTCGTTTTTATTTTTCTTTTCTGTTTTAACAGGAATGATCGAAGCAGAGATTTGTGCTTCAATCATGGCGTCTTTAAATTGCGACCTCTTGAATGGATCAAGAATGGTCTCCATAATTTCTTTGGTTTGCCTGTCTAGTCTGAAATTTTTATCACGTTTCATAATAAAAAAAAGTGGGGCGTTATGCCCCACTTTCCTTATGCCGCTTCTTTTTCTTGTAAAAGTTGTGGCCTGAAATCTTTCAATTCAGAACCAATTTCAATCTTACGTTGTTTTTTGTGTTCAGGAATAATATTCTCCAAACCAATTCTGAGAATACCATTTTTGAACTCAGCACCTTTGACCACAAAAGTGTCAGCGATGATGAGAACTTTAGTAAATGACCTTGTTCCAATACCACGGTGAATATATTGGGTTTCAAGATCTCTTTCTTTCTTTTCACCTTTCACAGTCAACGAATTGCCATCTTTAACAGAGATGTCGATTTCGTCTTTAGAAAAGCCTGCAACGGCAAATTCCAAAACATACCGATAATCATCTAGTTTGATAATGTTGTGAGGTGGAAAGTTTGACGTAGTTTTTTCAACATCAATGTTTAAGAGTTTCTCAACATCGTCAAAAAACCTGTCGAATCCCAAAGTTGTTTGGGCAAGTGGACCAAACGAAAAGCGTCCGAGTGTCATAGTCTATCTCCTTTTAAGCGAGTTAATAAAATGTGACCCATTAGGCATCACATGATGATCTTATGCTATAACTAATGAATTGTCAAGCACACTCTTATTTATACACAATCTCGTAGGATAATCGATTAACAAGAAACTTTTTTGCCGGGTTATGTTCGTGATAAACCCAGATGAATTCGTAATTGCCATCTTTACGAACATCTTCATAATTCTCGGCATAAACGACATCAGTTGAATACCGATTCTTTAATTTTACTATCTTCACTTTTTTGTTCATGATAATTTACCATTTCAGATTTTCTTGCCTATATTATACTTGGTAACCAATTGCCAGTCATTTTTTTCTTTAAACGAAATAATCTTAATTTGATGCAACGGTGCCATATTATCCTTCAACAAGATAGGATTCATAATTTTTACAAGACCCCATTCCTCCAAAAGCTTAGCAATCGCATTTCTCCTTTGAATATCATTTTCGGAGATATTAGATGGTTTGCCATCCAATGCAAACAGTTCTTTAAAATGCACAATATAATATCTACCCTGCTTGTGTAGAATGTGGCACGATTGATACAGCACTTTTTCCTTGCGAGAAGAAACACCAATACGAGTGAGTGTTTCTCGCACCTTTAGAAAATCATCTTGTTGCATCAAGGTGACTTCAATAAATTTAGTCAAGTCAACCATAATTACCTCTTAGTCAATCCACCCGTATGGGTTTGTTCTTTTAATTGTTGGATTTGTTCTTTGCTAAGAAGGCGAAAAGCCTCGCGGGCTTTCGTGTCGGAGAATCCAAAGACAGTTTTTATACATTCCAAATCTTCACTTTTCTCAGGCTTAACCCACCTCGCAAATGGTCGTTTTTGTGACCTAACAGTATTTAGTAAAAAGTCATTTTGCAATTTTCTATCAATAAAATGTCTGCGATTCATTTCATTTGCAAACAATATGCAGTCCTTATGGAAGGATAATGCGCGATTAGTCAGAAAAGGGATATACTCTTTTTCTGTAATTTCATCAATAATCAGTTGTTTCTTATTTTGTAATATCGCATTAACATAATTAAATGGATTACTCATGTCAGCATCCTAACTGCAAATCATCTTTTATCCAATCAAATATTCCGTTAAAGATATCATTCATAAAAATTATTATTAAACAAGTTTGTTTGTTTTAATTCTTTAACTACTTTTTGAGAATACGAATTCTCTTTAATAGAAGTTCTATTCGATTGATGTGCAAAATTATATGGTGGAGCATTTCCAAATATCAAACCATAACAACTAATCAATTCACTCTCTGAAGCAAGTAACCATTGTTTTAATGTTGTTGTATCCATATATTTTTTAGGTATTATAATGCAAACGCATAAAACGTCAGAGGCATCCACATTCTCTTTAATCAATTTAACTTTATCTTTCGCTGCGTGATCTTTCATTCGTCTATGGAAGGGTGTTACCAGATATCCACGACCCGTATCTTTATCTTTTTTGTCAAAGGTTTTTTCTTGACCTCCAGTTTGGCCAATATAACAAACCTCTTTTAAATTAATAGGTAGTTCAGTTTTAGATGGAACTTTAGAAAAAACACCAAAAGCATAAACAGCAGATTCGATGTTGTTTGAAAATTTATAAACATCATCGAACTTAAACCATCCTAATAATTCACCGCCAACTAGAGTTGTGTTCATACAAATTCACAAGTTACCATCATCTCAGTCAAACAAGCAACCGTGTTGATTTCTTGGTCAGCACAAAAAGCTGCCTTATATTGATAATCCGCAAGAATGATAACTGCCTGAGGAATAAATTGGGGTTTCAATATATCGTAAAGAGAATCATACAATTTACGATAAAGAACGGTACTATCTATTTCGTGTGTTGCAACCCACTTACGAATAGCAGAAAAATCTTTAGATGCAATTGATTTAGTTAATTCATTGATTGATACATCAGCAATTTGCGTAAGGATGCCACTATCAATCTTTCCGAATTGCGAATAGCGCTGTAGTTCATTAAGAACACGGCGAAGGTCTGGAAAATGCTTCTTAATTAATTCAGCTAGAACTTTATCATCCGCATCAATTTTTTCACTTTGCAAAATTGATTGAATACGCTTGAAAAATGAAGATGCTATTTTAGTCTTCTCACCATTCTTCAAATTGAAATCAATGACTGCACATCGAGAGTGCAATGGTTCAATGATTCGATTTTTATAATTACAGGTAAAGATGAACGAACAATTGCCTGCAAATTCCTCAATTGCATTACGAAGTGCAGGTTGTGTTGAATTAGGATTTAAATAATCCGCTTCATCAATAATGATGACCTTGCGGCCGCCAGATAATGACATTGCTGAAGCATAATTTTTAATTTTGGTTCGAAATGTATCAATGCCAGATTCATCAGAACCATTGATGACCATGAAATCACAGCCAACCTCATTACACATGGCTTTCGCAATGG